TGTAGCTTGGTAATGCCTTCAGCCGCTAGTGACTCAATGGCAAACTTGATGAGCTTTACGCCGGTCAAACCTTTGCGCGCTGGCTGAGTCAAAAAGATGACGTCGTTGTTAGCGAACAAGTGATCACGGTAGTGCAGTGACTTGCTGACGATGACCACAAAGTAGCCCATCATCACGCCGTCTTTTCTAGCCGTGTAAATCCTGAGCGCGTTGACGTTATCAAGTCGTGCGTAGCCTTCCCAGTCGGGGTTCATCTTGATAATGTCTTTGTTCAAAGCTATTTCTTGCCAGTGCTGTTGAAGCAAAGGCTCAATCTCTCGCCTGACTTTTGCTAGGTTTTCAATCGCAAATTCCATGACTAGTCCCTCAGTTATTACGGAAGCTGTGGCGGGTTTGCCGGTGCATCTGGATCGGCATTTGGACGCCCGCCGCCACCACTGACTACACCACTGCGTCCCCAGACTATCTCTTTCTCAGCCATGTCAGCGACAAACTCCAAGCCTTTATCGCTAGGGAAGTCGATCAGCTGATCCTCTGCGGTATAGCGTCTGACTCGTGTGCGCTCAAACCCAATCAACCGATTTTCAACGGCTATTTGTATCGTGGCGGTTTCCGATGAATCATTAATAACCATCGTGTCCATGAAGCCGCTAAACACGTTTACGGGCGTGCTTATGACACCATTGCTGGCATCCATAGCGCCAAGCAATACTTTAAGCTCACGGCCTTGGTAGTCCTCGTCACGCGCCTTTGCTAATAACGGGTCAGTGATTCCTGACAGGGTAACTGTGATGCCGTTGGCTTGTAGCTCTGACGTCTCTGCTATTTCACCTATGGCTAACAATGTGCCAGCACCTACATAGTCAACACTGCTAACAGTAAGATTGCCTACACCGTTCCACAGGTTTAGATTGCCGGAATCAAACGCGCACTGTACTAATATGATCGGGCGTACTAAATCGGCGGTAACTGCCGACTGCATCGCTGATGTCAGTGATCTGCTCATATAGCCTCAACGCAAGCAAAAGTGAAACCGTACAAACTAGCCTCGTTGATACTCCATCCAATTTCATTGCTTGCTAATCGCCATGTGCCTTTAGGTAGGGAATAATTCATAGCTTGAGCCGATGTGTCCACTCTAAGCGGCGGCATGATATCAATAGAAGATGAACTATTTACTTCAGTAATAATGTGCAATGCGTTTCCAACTTGGAAATAATCCCCAGCAACAGCACCAGTAAATGACGTGACGTTACAAGTCGTATCGCCAGCATCGCCTGTTAAACTACCCGTGGCGGTCGTATTGTGTATGGGGTTGCCCATCGTAAAGGTGCTAGCCTGACCGCGTAGAGAGGCAAAGAACGCCTCTACCTGCTTGGCGTCAGACCGCTTGAGTGGTGGCAATTGAACCTCTGCTTCCCATCTCACACCCTGATGCTGATAAGTCTGCTGGTCATAGGTAAACGGTGACTGGCTGACAGCCGTTGCCGACCTGAGCCGCATCGTCATCGACGTAAAGCCTACACTTGGAAAAGCCGCCATTATGCACCTACCATTGCTTTGCTGAAGCCACCGCCACGTAGTCTAGCATCTGCGACAGCAGACTTCGCCGCGTTACTGATCTGAGGCAGTAGGTTTGCTATCTCTGCACGTACGGTTTGCTGTACGCCTGTGGTCACGTTGATGTTCTGCACTATCGTAACACCTGACCCCTGCCCTCTCGTGTGATCTAACACTGATTCATTGGGGTGCAAAATTGCAGGGAAACCGCCTTTGCCGTCTACACCACCTGCTCTTGCTCCGTAGCCTGTAAAGCCACCGCCGTTAAAGTCTGGAACTTGCGGGCCAGTTCTTGGCCCCGCTGGCTGTCCGCTTAGTCCTTTTGGAGCTGGAGTGCCAAAGGCACCGACAATCGCGCCGAATATCTCTTGAGTAATGTAATATTGAACGGCCATCCGTATAAGGTCATCAACCACTGACTTAGCCATGTTCTTCATTGCGTCGGCGAAGTTTTCTGCACCTGTAATCGCGGCAGTGAATCCGTTAGTAAACGCGTTCATTGTGTTGTTCGCAAAGCTAGTCACTAAATCTTCGGACTGCGGCAATTGACGGTCTAATTGCTTAAGTTGTTCAACGTACTTATTAACGGCGTTGTTTTCTGGCGCGACAGGTGGCTTTCCTAACGTGAGTGTGAAATCGTCTACTTTTTTGCCTAAGTTAGTAAAGAACGCCTCAAACTCAACTTCACTAATCCCAAAAAGGCTTTCCATAGTAATGGGCTCAATGCCTTTTTTCCGCAACTCACCTACGCGTATTTCTTCTAGCTTTTCGGCTAATTTTTTTTCAATAGCTAAACGCCTGTCTGCAAAGTCTTGCTCTAAGACTAGACCTTGGTCGTTTGCTTTTGTTAAAGCCCGATGTTCTTTTTTTGTTAATTCTTTGCGATCTTCAAAAAGTTTCTTCCTAATTCTTATAAGCTCATCCATCTGATCGCGTTGTGCTTCAATGGATTTAATATCGTCTTTATCAAGACCTATAGAAATCGTTAAAGCGAATTCATTTACCTTATTGTATTGCTCAATAATTTTGTTAAGTATATTAAATATGCCAGTAGCGGCGGCACTGAACGCGGAAATAAGGTTTTTAGCAATAGTCTTGCCGACCTCTGTAAACCCTGTTTGCGCGTTACCAAATGACTTAAGCGTTTCTGTTAAAGAAGAAACAATGTATTCAAGCGCAGGGGCTAAAGCCGCAGTGGTCTGGTCTAATATGCCTTTGAAAATAGTCGATAGTTTTAGGAACTCTTCGTTGGCATCTTCTACGCCTGCGGCGGCTTCCGATGACATGACAGCGCCGAGCGCCTTAGCTTCTCCAAGCATTGCGGAAAGTCCGCCCCTGCCTAAAGAAAGAGTGTTAACAAGTGCGGCACCCTCTGAGTCAAACAGCTTAAACGCGATTCTTAACTTGTCGGACTCGCTTTTGACACCTTGAAAGGCGTCAGCAAGGACAAGCATTCGCTCATCGAGTGGTAGCTGAACAAGGTCACGGGCGTCAATGCCTAGCTCACGGATTGCGCCTTTAGCTTCACCCGTACCATTAGCCGCTTCTGATGCTCTACGGCTAAACCGCTGGAGCGCCATGTTCATCGTGTTGACTTCGACGCCCGTAATTTTGCCCGCATATTGCAAGGCACTCAGGGCTTCGGTTGTGGTGCCGATCTTACTGGCGGTTTTAGACAGGGCATCGGTGGCGAGAAGTGACTGTCTTACAAGCAAGGTTATGCCGCCAGCGCCAAGAACGCCGACAAGCGCAGTTTTCATGCTAAGCAATGGCTTTGTTAAAGTTCTAAGACCCGACCCAATTTTCTTAAGCGCACCCGATGTTTTATCAAGTGCTGTGATCTTAATTTTAACGTCTTGAGTCGCCATTATTCTGCTCGCTCAGTATGTGGAAGTATGCGAGCCATTCGTGGTACTCAGTAACGGATATCTGCTCGACTTCTTCTATAGTCTTATGAAGCCGATCAGCCAAGGCAATAAGGTTAAACCTCGACTGATCGGACGTCAGTTTTTTGCTAAGTCCTCCGCAGACTCAATGGTGCCGAACATCTGATTAGCAATCTCAGAAACAACCGTAGTCTCTTCGCCCATCAGGTCCATCTTATCTTCAGCAGAAGTGAACAGCTTTTCGCCATCCTTAGACTCTGCCTTCATAACGATCAAATCAACCATGCTTGCAATGCTAGGGTTCTGCAAGACTTGCGGATGCTTACGCTGTAGCTCATTTAGGTCATAACAAGTGATGGGCCGACAATAAAGAGCAAACGCCCCGTCATCATCAGCCCACTCCTCGACCTCAATTTTACGGCGTGACTGCTTTCGGCGCGCTCGTAACTCTTTAGCCAGACCCATTAGTTAGACGCTTCTGTGACTGCGCCCGATACTTGCACGGAGAATGACGCCTCGACCAATCCGTCATAAGACGCGGAGATAGTCTTTGCAGTCACAACGCCAGCGCCAGCGTAATACTTCTCGCCGGTACCTGTTCCAGTTGGGTGAATTTCCCAATCAATAGCGGCACCAGAATCAAGCACTAACTGCTGTGCATCTGCGTCATCCCAAAGCGCGTCGATAGTGAGCGTCGCATCCTTGAGGCTAGAAAGGTATGACTTAACAGAGTCACCCATCACTGTATCTTCAATGGTGTCCGCAGTCTCGTCGATGCTGTACGAACGAACCTCACCGACAACTGCCTCTGTCCCACCGCTAACGGCGACCTTAACTGATCCTGTTGAGCCTTTATGTGTAGCCATTTGTTTCTCCCTTACGCGTCACCGCGTGTGTATGTATAAAGAATTTGAACGGTGACAATGACGCCGCCTACTGGGTCTATTGTACCATCATCCACCTCAACGCTAATAACTTGCGTATCAATAGCGTGACCGCCACGCGTCCTATCCTCGTCGAGCTTTTCGTCGATAGCCTCTACAATCTGATTGCGGGCTGTGTCGATGTTTTTGTGCTTCACAAAGCAAATCAATTCGTAGTCGATAGTTCCTTGCCTGCTCGACATACTTCCGCCAATGCTAGCGTCTTCTCTCGTCTCGTTTGCTGTGCGTACTAATATGGCCGGAAACTGTGCGTTTGATAGCTTGTCAAAGTCGAATGGCTCACGCGTCACCTTTTTAACGTTAGGAGTCGATATAGCTTTTAGTGCTGTCACAAGATTCGTTGCAATGTTTTCTCTAACGCTCATCGCCGTCTGTCCTTAATCTTGACCTGACCAAAATAAACGCGGGCCAAGTCTTTCTCTTCGCTACGGTTGAACCCAAAAAACTTCCTTGTCTCATTAACCATTGCCGCTCGCTTTGCCGCATCAGGTCGACTAAAGAATATCTCACCGACTTTTCTGTTGACGACTTTGCCTTGTAAAGCCGCAAGCATAGATGGCCGCTTTTTATATCGGTCACTTACTTTAGACATGACAGTCTCGCCATCACTGGATGGCTTGCCTTTCACTTTTTCGTAGCCAAACTCTAAATTGACCTTTGCTGTCTCTAAGCCAAGCGCATCACGCACTCGCTTCCATCCACTGCTGTAGCTACCAAACCCGCCTCTGTAGCCTTTGCCTTGCGCTGTACGCTCCTCAATGATGGTCGTGCCATGTAGCACTGTGCGCGCCATAGCTCGCTTCTTGCTACTGTTAAGATCCTTTTTGATGTCATCAGCCACACGCTCTAAGCGTAGCGGATTAGTCCTTACCTTTATCATCGGTTTAACCGATTGATCGGCACGATTTCTTTCTCTTTATCCGTAACCTGACCATCATTATCAGCGTCATACTCAACGCCGTCTTGAAATACTGCGTCCATCTCTTCGCCATAACGGGCTTTGTAGAAGTCGATCATCGCTAAAAAGCGGTCGTCATCAACCCAGTTGGTCAACTGAGGTAATGCGTACTTCCACAGCACAAGGTATGAGGCTGAACGAGTCCACTGTGACGCCGTCAAATAGCTTGAGTTCATTTCTCCAGCGATACCCTTACGGTGCCACCATTGATTGCGAATCTCTCGCTCCACGTCAGCCTGAGCCTTCGCGTGTTCGGCAGTGAATGCTGGAATCCCAAACTCAAAAATGTCAGGGATGATTGCTTCTAAATCGCTGTCGTCACTAAATGCCATGTCATCACCACTTAATTTTTGCCGCCCAGTAGATTTTATCTAGGGGCGTTGCGTTCTTTAGGGTATCACCGTGTCGTGCATACCAAGCCGCTCGCATGGCCTTGTCGCGGGCCGACTCACCATCTTTAGGTGGATAAGTTTTCGCGCCTTGAGCGCCAAACCGTAGTAGCTTGATTACACCTTTGTAGCGAGCCAGAACCGCGTGCGAGCTAGAGGGATGTCGTGGCGTTCGCTTTGCCACGTTGTAATCCTCAAATCGTTCACCGCGATAATTGACTGCCATATAATCCTCAGAGTAAAACGCCCCCGAAGGGGCGTGTACATCTTAGAGTGCCGCGTCGAAGAACATCTCTACACCGTAGCTGTCATCAAGCTCTGCAACACCGTAAACGGCGGTAGCGTTAAGCTCGAAGGCACGGAGAGAGGCGTTGCGCTCTGTCTCAAGGTTAAAGTCACGCTTCATAGCGATAGCCATTGCCTCACGACCAAACACACAGCCTTTGGCATCGTTTCCAGAATCAACTGCAATGTTAGCTGACTGATATACGTCGATACCTGCGATAGAACCTACGAAGCCGTTGCGCATTGCTTCGTTCTGTAGGTCGCCACCGTTGGGGTTAGCAAAGGTGTTAGTCAGGTTTGCTGACAGCTGATAAGCGTGGAATGGGTGAATCACTGCTGTGATCGGTCCAGTCACCTTAGCATTGCGGAGAGTAGCCGCCGCTTTGAACAAGTCAGCGACAGTAATCTCTTGAGCCGCCGCACCAAGTGAAGCCGAGAAGCCATCAAACAAAGCGATGATGTCTTTGTCCATCTTGGTAGCGATAGAGTTACCCAATACAGTGCCAAGCTCTTGAGCAGGGTTGCCCGCGCCCATTGCCGCGAGGTCAGTCAGTACGACTTGCGCACCAACTTCACCGACAGTAACAGTGACGCTAGAGGTTGATACTTGAGTAGAAGACATATCAGTGCCTTCAGTCAGATCAGCCGCCGCGACCGCTGGGTACTTAGGTACTTGGATCGTCTTACCAGCTTCGTTGCCGATGTCGTAACGAGTGATTAGGCCAGCCATGAGCGATTGCTCTTCGGCAGTGAAGCGAGCCTGCATGATGATATTTGCAAACAGGTCGTCGAGTGTTGTTGAAGTAGTAGCCGCCATGATGAAAATCTCCTGTGATTAGCGGTTTATTTATTAGCTAACATCATCGCGCGATAGGCTTCTTTGCCACCGCTATTCCAGTTAGCTTCCATTTCGACCGCCGACATAGGTTTCGACGTGGAACCACCTACCGCTGTCTGCGATCCTGCGCCACCTGATGACGCTTTCACGAAGT